TCCCGGCCTGGGAGCTTTACGCAGCCGTGGCGCATCGGCGGCATCCGGTGGGGGTGGCGGGCGTACTTGCCGTCCACCATTTGCTTGATCGCCTTCGGCTCGGGCCCGTGGACCAACTCCGGGAAGATCTTGTGGTCGCGGATCACCCGCTTGACGTCCGCGATGGCGCGGCCCAGGGGCTGGTATCCCTTGGCCTGGAACTCGGCGGCCAGCTGATCGGCCTGCTGCCAGACCTGTTCTTGGCGGGCCACCTTCCGGCGCTTCACCTCCCGCTTGATCACATTGGCAGCGTGGGCCAGGAGCCCATCAGAGGCGGCCTCAAGTTTCCGGCCTAGCAGCTTGTCGGTGCTGGTCCAGACGTGCTTCGGGGTCTTGTCTACCGCCGCGCCCAGGTAAGGCTCGCCTGCCTCCTGCTGCCTGATCGCCTCTAGCTCGTCGTGCCAGCGCTCGTACAGCTCGGGGTCGTGGCCCATCTGACTGATGCGGTCCATCAGCCACGCCTTGCGGCAATCCCTGCCCTGGGCGTCCCGATTAACGAATGGCTTCATCGCATTTCAGCGCGGAGAGTTTCCAGGGCCTCAAGAACCTGCACAGACCCCTTGTTGCCCATGTTGGGGATCTGCCGTAGGCGTGCATAGGTCGCTTCCTCCAGCTGGCCCACTTTCGTAATGCCAGCCCGATAGAGGGCGTTGTATGCCCGAAGCGGCAGCTGCAGGTGCTCGATGGGCAGGTCGTGGATCTTCTCGTCGGATCCGCCGGGGTCGATCGAGTTGGCAAACCTGCGGATCGCTTCTCTGCTGAGGGGCTCGCAGCCCTTGTGCTCCCAGAGCATGACGCCGCGGCCCAGGTCCTCGCGGATCAGATGGGCGACATAGGAGAAGTGGGCCTCGGTGAGATGTTCAAACTGCATCAGCTGGTGGTCGCATGTCGTTGGTCCAGAGGTCGCGCAGATCGCGCAGCGCTTCCTTCAGTGTGTCGCCGCAGGCGCTGAACACATTGCAGTCGGACGGCAACCAGTCCTGGCGAACGTGGATCAAAACGGGGTCGCCGTCTTGCCCTATGCCGTCGCCTCGCTCTACGAAGTCACACCATGCGGCGGCCTGAAGGTCCGCGTAGGTGCGAGGGAACTTGAAGCCCTTCATCTCAAGCCTCCAGTTGCTCTGTGATCAGGTTTTTGATCTGGCGCTTCGTCACGGCCCAATGGCCGATCCCTCCAATTTCGCAGTAGTAGCGATCACGGGATTGGCCAGGCCCGAAGAAAGTGACGATCTCGCCGTTGTCGCTCACAAAGATTCCGCGATAGGTGAAATCCATCCGATCAGGCCTCCATCAGGGCGCGGAGAGCCTGCTTAACTTCGCTGGACTTGTAGGCCTTGGCAGCCTCGGCCAGGTTCTTGAACTGACGGCCGCGGGGCATGGAGCGGGGGCCCTGGGACTGGAGGTAGATGCTGACGGCGCCCCGGCCGTGGAAGGCAACGCCGACTTCGGTGCCCTTCTCGGTGGTGACGGTGAAGAAGGTCTCGGTCTCTTGGGTGATCAGGTTCATCGGGGTGGTTGTGAACTGAACTAAGTATTGCCTGTTTTAGTGGGCTGGTTGTGGGGATTGTGCAGCTTCTGCAGTTGACACAATCCCGCGGGCCTAGCCCTCAGCCGCTAACGGGGACCGCGATGGCGCGGGCCTTGGCGTAAAACCGGCCGGTTGAGATCCAGCCGCCTTTCTGCATGTCCCACAGTCGAACCTCCTGGCCTTCCTTGTTGGCGGCGTACTGGGCAAGCTCGGCCAGGTTCTTCTGCGCCAGGTCAGGCCTGCCAGCCCACCGGGGCTTGCTGTTCGTCACCTCGCCGTCGCTGTAGGTGGTCTCGACGTAGACGGCGTGGGTGTAGGCGCGGTTGGTCTTGCGGGTGAAAACCTGGCCGTTCTCGGCGGTGGCAGTCAGCTTGCGTGCAGGGGTGGTCATGGGGTGGTTGTCTGAACTGAGACCAGTATTGCCCCTGGATTGTGCCCTTGTTGTGGGGATTGTGCAGCTTCTGCAGTTGACACAAAAATCGGATTACTGGGCTTCGAGTTCGTCGGCGATGGCCAGCAGCAGATCAGTGCGAACAGCGCGAACAGGGCTCAGGCACTCGTCTTCTCCATCAAACAGTGTCTCGTCCTGATCAACAGCAGCACGCAGGGCGGCAGCAAGGCATCCCTGTCCGGTGTGGCTGGAACGAAAGGCGTCTAGCACTGATTGAGTACCGGGTGAAAGCTTGGTCATGGCCTGATCAGGCTGGTGCTTGCGCAGAACTTAAAAGTTTTTATGTTAGGTACGCGAGATAGTCGTACCAAGGGGTTTGGTGAAGTGCGGTGTGGCTGGAACGAAAGGCGTCTAGCACTGCTTGGGCAGTGGGTAAGAGTTCAGACATGAGTTGGTGTGCATAGGGGATTCGGACAGCTTGAGGGTTGGCAAAAAAGGGGCCCGAAGGCCCCAAGTTCAGTTGGCCTGCGCCCAGGCCATGGCTTCGCGGATCTTGGTGGGGCCGAAGCTTTTGAACTCCAGCTCGGCGGTGGTGGCCTCCCAAACCCAGTTGCCGCGGCGGGTGGGCTTGGCTTCGACCATGGCGAGGTCGGGGCCGAAGAAGCCGTGGGCGGCCTCGGAGTGCTCCCAGCCTTCGGGGAGGCCGGTGGCGATGGTGGCGTTGATGACGGCGGTGGGGCTGAGCATCGGGGTGATTGCCTGAACTGACCCAAGTATTGCCCCGAAATGGTGGGCCTGTTGTGGGTATTAGGCCAGTTCTTGGATCGTCACCAGAGCCCCAGGTCGTTCGTCCCGCTCGCAATACCGCTGACGCGCCACAAGCTCCACCACCAGGCAGTCCTCCGCTAAGGCCGAGCCCGTCAACCCGTCGAGCGTTGACCGGCAGCACTTGTCGATGTCGTTGCGTTTCACCGTGTAGTGCAAACGTGCTGATGGACGCAACTTGCCGCTGGCGGCATAGTGCCCCTCAGGCCGTCGAAACCTGAACTCGACGTCCACTCGGCAAGCGCTCTCGATCAGAGTCGTGGTTGCTGCTAACGCCTCCGATCTAACAGCGTCCCGCCAAGGCGCCACACGCTCGGACGCTTCGCGCATCCCATAGCGGGTCCTGACCTTTGAGCCCTGCGGAGCCGGTTCGATTCCGTCGATCCGTATTTCGATCATAAAAAAGCCGGGTGGCTTAATCCCGGCTTGCCCACTGCCAAGAGCGTGCGACTGCTCACCGCGAATTTAAGTCATGTCCTTCGTCCCGCAAGGCGTGCCCTTCACGGCACTGCCTACAGCAATCCGAGGCACCCTTCAGCCGAATCAGCTGGCGGTCCTCTGGGTCATCCAAACATTCGCCGGTTCTAATGCTGACTGCTGGCCCTCGATCAAAACCATCGCTGACGGTGCGTGTGTTTCTGTCCGCACTGCTCGGGCTGTTGTTGGGCAACTGGAATCCCTGGGGCTACTCCAGCGCGAAGCACGCCGAAACGAGAGGGGAGATTGCTGCACAAACCTTTACCGGGTCACCGTCAACCACCTCGCCAACGTCGCCCCTCCATCCCTAGACCCCCCGGCAGGATCTGCCGTACCCCCCGGCAGGAAATGCAGTACCCCTAGGCAGGAGATGCCGTACCCCCCGGCAGGAGATGCCGCCGAATTAAATACAAGAGAACTAAATACAGAAGAACTAAAAACAGCCTTAAAAGCTGCAAAAGGCCAAAAGCGCCAAAAATCGGACTACTCCGAAGGCTTCCTGGCCTTTTGGCAGCAGTACAAAAAAATTCCCTGCAGATCCTCAAGCCAGTCCAAGCCCAAGGCATGGGCTGAGTACAAAAAGCTCCCACGCGCCACTCAGGAGCGCCTAGAAGGCGCCTTAACCCGCTCGCTGAAGGATCGGGCCAGGATCGAACGAACAGGCGGCTTCGCGGCCCCGTTCCCCGACTGCTTCCGCTGGCTGCGCGATGGACGCTTCGAGGACTTCCTGGAAACTGCCACACCACCACCAGCCAGGCCCCTTGCCCTAGCCCATCCTGGCGCCCAGGAAGGCGATCCCTTCTAGCCTCCACCCCTGGCAAAAATGACTTACGCCCACAAGCGGTCCCGCATGGACCGCGACCTCACCTTCTACGCCCCAAAGGTCGCCTGCTTCGCCTGTTACGACTCCGGCATCGTCTCCAACGGCGATGGCCTCCTAAACCACTACCTGCCCGACTACGACGCCACCCTCAACCCTGACGGCACCATCCGCCGCCATGGTGGCTCCGACCTTGCGATCGTCTGCCATTGCGTCGCCGCCTACGAGTCTCAGGACCACGAATCACAAACGACCCGCGCCGGCTTCCGTGATTCCTCTGGTGTTCGCTCCACTGACGTCGCCGGTCAGTCCCAGCCCATCGGCATCGAACTCGACAAGGACGTCGTCCGCGATATCCACCGCCGCAGGCGCGACAACTGGCAGGCCGCCGTCAACGACATCAACGCCTTAAGACAACAACTGCGAGCCGGTCTCAAACCGCAACTCCCTCCGTACATTGCAGACGTCAAGCAGAAGCTCCAGGACCTGGGCGACCTGCTTCCCTCCCTTGATGCCAATGATTGACGTCTCCACCAGACAGGCCCCTGTCATCTCGCGCCTTACCTGCCTCGTCGATGAAACCAAGGCCGTCGCGTCCGCTGTCCTCGATAACGCCGTCGAAGAATCCCGCCCGATTCCTCGCAATGCTTACCAGTCCCTTTGCACACAGATGGAAGAGATCAAAACAATCCTTCGCTTCGCGTCCCATGGGTAGGGTCACAATCTCTCTTGACAATCAAGAGATCGCCGCCTTCCGTGACATCGCAGAAACTGAAGGCAAGCACCTGGCAACCGTCATCGTCGAGCACCTGCAGCCCGCCAACATGCGGCCCACCACTGCTCAGTTCTATGCGGCCGCGGCCAGCGTCCATCAAAACTTCAAAGGCTGGCTCTCCAAAGATCAGTCCGTTGAGATAACAGCAATCGCCCTCCGTTCCCTGCACGAAGCCACGCGGTCCTGTTAATCTCAGCCTATGGCTGGCAAATCAACCAATATCGAAATAGACGAGCGGATTAATACCGTTTACAAACTCCTATTAGAAGGCAACAGTAGAACTCAAATTCTTCAATACGGCGCGGACGCCTGGGGACTCAGCACCCGCCAGATCGAGGAATACATCAAGCGGGCACGCGATCACCAGCGCCTAGATGCCGAGCTAGAGCGCCCCGAATGGCTTCACGAGTCCCTGGCGGCTCTCAAGGACATCCAGCGCAAAGCCACCAATCGCAATCAATACAGCACCGCCCTCAAGGCCATCGAACTTCAGGCCCGCTTGCTCCGCTTCGAGATGTCATGAGCCTCGTTGACGACATCTGCGAGGCCGTACCCCTCACGCAGTTCGCCACGCCTCCCTCAGCTCAAGACACCGACGAGATCCTGCAGCGCATCAAGGCCGACCTACACCCAGGTCAGCTCGCCTTCGTCGAAGACACCACTACCCAAATCCTTGGCCTCACTGCTGGCTATGGCGCAGGCAAAACCGTGGCCCTTGCCGCTAAGTCCTGCAGCCTCGCAATCCTCAACCAGGGCTACACCGGCATCGTCATGGAGCCCACCTACCCGATGATTCGGGACATCTGGAAGGCCACCTT